GTGCGTACTTCTTCATCAGGCGTATTCCTCGAAAATAACAACACCACCAGCGCCTGGCGCGCCGTTGCGAGCAACAGAGGACTGGCCGTTAGCCACACCACCAGCACCGCCCCCGTATCCTGTACCGACCTGAATCGGTGCGCCGATACCGTAGCCGCTTCCACCCGCACCAAGCGCCCCGCTACCGCCATGGCCAGCCAACGTCGAACCATTGACGGATATGCCTGGAGCTCCAGGTGCCCCGGGCATGTTGAGCAAGTTGCCCCCCGAGGCGGGCGCCCCCGGATAACCGCCTACGTACAAGGCATAACCTGATGTCGGAACAGCAATGGAAAAGATCGACCCCAGCCCACCGGGGGCAGATAACAGAGCCCCCACCGATGAGGCGCCGCCTGTACCACCACCGGTTCCTGTTGTGCCTGAAGCGGTTCCTGCGATCCCGCCGAGCCCTACGATTACCGACTGACTCGCGCCAATATCCGCTGCCGTCAGTAACGCCTCCGCATAGCCACCAGCCGCGCCACCACCAGACGCTGAGACTTGGCCAGCTGCCGTAGCAGACGCACCGCCAGATCCTGCACCAGCGCCCACAATTCGAATCCGCACCTTCTTCATCCCCGGCGTCGGAATGTAGGTGCCGTTATCCGTGAATTTCTGAATATTCAGAAGGCGGCCAAACTCGTTTTTAATCACCCGCTGCTCAAGCGCGGCGATATCAATCGTTCCCTGGTTAACCGGTGTGATCCAGGCCTTGATGCACCACATCACCGCCAAGTTGCGCGGGCGGGTCGAACCGAAAGAAATTTCACCAGCACTCGTGATGGGAGCGCCAACGCCGGAAGCCGACATATTTTGTGCCACGGGGTAATCCGACAGCGCTGCCGGGTCATACCCCAAGTCCGCACGGCCAACCACCGCATCAGTGCTAGGCGTTCGATCACCCACTATTCCGGCTGATGCGCCTTGGTCAAAACTATGACCTGAACCTTTTTGCCAACTGCCCAGCGTTCGGCCAGGATCGATACCGCGGTTGTGATCCCAGCCCCGCAGGAATTCGCCGCGGGTATCCGGTAGCCGCGTATAGCTCGCATCGTCACCGGCGATGTTGAATTTCTTGCTCAGGTGCGCAGCAAGGTGCGGATAGAGCGCGTCCTGAAACAGGCTGCCGTCCGCTTCCAGATAGCCGGGCGGTACTACGCCAGCCGGGAATGGCATCAGGGCGCCCACCGGTACCGCCGATTTCATTTTCTCCAGCTCGGCGGCCAGTGCGGCGACGTCGATGTTTCCCTGATTGATCGGCGCGTTCCAGGCCTTGATGCACCACATGACGGCGAGGTTGCGGGGACGGGTTTCCGTGCCTCCCCGGTTACCCGTCGTAGCAATCTGTTGCCCTTCACCCGAGTAGGATTGAGGTCCCCCCGAAGCGGCTGCGTGATATGCCTGAACTGTTGGAAATTCATTAGTCATGAAGCCCGGACGATTATTTGCCGGCGGATGATTGTGCGCCTTGAAATCGTCAGCCTGATACGTGCCAAAATTTCGCCCGCTATCCACACCACGACCATGATCCCAGCCACGCAGGAATTCACCACGCGATTCCGGCAACCGAAAGTTACCAACTCCTTCATCGCCCTTGTTGAATGTTGTTCCCAGGTAAGCCGCCAGATCCGGATAAGTCGCAGTGCTCTGCACACTGCCATCCAGCTCAAGAAACCCCGGAGGCACGATCCCCGTCGGGAACGCCATGACAGCGCCCACCGGAACGGCAGATCCCAACCGAGAGACTTCCTTGACCAGTGCGGCTACATCAATGTTTCCCTGATTGACCGGGGCGTTCCAGGCTTTGATGCACCACATGACGGCGATGTTGCGTGGTCTGACAATGCCAGCGTACAGATCGCTCGGTGTACTGGAACCAATCAAAGTGGCGTAACCCATCGTTACGGAGTACGCATTCCCTGATGCTGAATATGCATCCAGCCCAAAATCGTCAGCCTTGCTACCACTTGCTGCACCCATCCCCATCGCGGCACTGAGACCGTTCGAATCCGCGTCATAACCAGAGAGCGAACCTTTCTGCCGACTGCCTACACCACGCCCGGCATCCACTCCACGCCCATGATCCCAACCGCGCAAGAATTCTCCACGAGCCTCCGGCAACCGGAAGTTCCCAACCCCCTCATCCCCCTTGTTGAACTTGCCGCCCAGATAGGCGCTCAAGTCCGGGTAAGTCGCGCTGCTCTTGACGCTGTTGTCCAGCTCCAGAAAACCCGGCGGCGGCGTATCGACAGGAAACGCCACGATCGACCCCACCGGCAACGCCGAGGCCTTGGCAATCAGCGCTTCGACTTCAGCCTTGGTGTAGGAGTCCTTGATGCCGAAACCGGCCAGCGTGTCGGGATTCGAGCCGGCCGTCGCGCGGCCGTATTCGTCGACGCTCAGACTCTTGTAAGTCCCGGCGGCAATCCCGGTGCGCCCGGCCAGCATCTTGAAAGTCAGCGCGGTAGTGCCGAGCGTGATCGGCGCGTTGGTGGTCAGGTGCCACAGCGAATCGCCGTTGAGCGTGCCCTCTTCCACCATCACCGTCAGGCCCGGGGTGACCTTGGCGCTGACGTTGGCATCGTTGGCCCGAACCCAGTCACCGTTGGCGACGATCCACAGACCGTTGTCCTTGGCCAGGGTCTGGTTCGGCAGCAATACGCGGTCGCCGGCGATCACCGCCACACCGTCGATCTGCTGCGCACCGTTCAACACCACGTTGGCGGTGGCGGCGACGCGAACCGATTGTTTGCCATCGAGTTTACCGAGTTCTTCGGCGAGGTAGCTCATGACCCAGGCGCGGGTGGCCTTGACCACGGTGTCGTCGATCAGCAGCGTCACCAGCGAAGCATTGCTGGTCTCGAATATCGAGCGGATGTAGAACTCTTTGCCCGAGCCGGAGGTGGCCAGCACCGGTTTGAACGACTCCGGGTATTTGACGATGGCGTAGAGAATGCCGGTGTCGGTCCACAGCCCGGCCTCCCGCACATACCACCCGCCGACGTCCGGCGGAATGGTCACTTCGGCGAGCAGCCAGCTCGGATTTTTCTCGTCCTGGAACAGCGCATTGAGCGGTCCGCGCCAGACTTCGCGTTTCAGCGCGGTAGCTGTCGCGGCCGGGTTGTAGACCGCGCCGCCGCCATCGCCGACGGAAATCTGCGTCAGCTTGATCGGCACGCCCGCTGCCTTGCAGGCGGTTTCGTAGGCAATCCCTGCGTTGGTGAGCAGGGTGTAATAGTCAGCCATTCAGGCCCCCTGAGGATAAATAGTGGATGTTTCGACGGTGTAGAGACCGGCCGCCATGAAGGCTTCACCGGAGGTTTCGAGGCCTTCGAGGAACACCGGATAGACCGTGGTCAGCTCGCCGCAGAAGGTCGCGGCGCCGATCACATGAGAGCCGAAGGCGCTGAGGCCGACCGACACCGACAGCACGTCCCGTTCGCTCTTGGCATCGGCCAGGCGTCGGTCGAGACGGGCGTCGATTTCTTCGCTGTAGGGTTGTTCGCTGAAGGCCCGCACGGAAAAACTGTAGGGTTCGCCGGGCGGAGTCTGTTCGTACCAGGCGCGGACTTCAGGCCTCAGTTGCAAACCCTTGGCGGCGTTCTCCAGTGCCTTGCGAGTGCCGGCCTGGCGCGCAGTGGGCCACGCCAGTTCGACGGTCAGGCGCTTTTCCGCCTCCGGTGCGTCGGTGCTCCATTCGGCCACGCCGCGATCCGCCGCGAGATACGGCAGGAACGCGACCGGTGTTTCGCTCGGGTTCATCAATTCGGGAAACGGCGGCACGATGCGGTCAAGCAAGGTACCGAAGCCGATATCGAGCGCCCGCTCCAGTGCCGAGCTGTTGGCCGGCAACAGGGTCGGACGCGGTGTCTGGTCCGTCATAGCGTCTGCACCTCGACTTCGACCGCCGTGCAGTAAGGCGCTTGAAACGCGGTGCACACGATGGGTGTCAGCGGTTCAAGAATCTGTAGTTGCACGGCGCCGGCGCTGTGCAGTGTGTAGTCGATCCAGCTCGGGTCGACCCGGCCTTCCAGACGATGGCAGCTGTCGGCGTAGGCTTGCAGATGTTGCTCGGCGGCGACTTTGGTCAGGCCCGAATCCGGGCCGGAATTGATCTTCGCCACCACGCGAATCTTGTAGCGCTGAATCTCGGCGCCCTTGACCGTGACCTTGTCGGTTTCCGGGCAGACATCGGGCCGGGCGAAGTGTTGGCGCACGCCGTCGAGCAATGCAGCGGACGGTGTGCCGTCGGCATCGCGGGACAGCACAGTCACCTGCACTTCACCGGGTGCGGTGCGGCGGCCATTGCCGTCCTTGACCTGCGCGGCGAGACCATCCGGGGCGAAGGTGTAGGTGACGTCGACGACGCCGGCATCGGTGGATTCGACTTTCACCGCCGGCCGCTCGCCGAGGGTGAACACTTCGCGGCGGTACTGCATCCGCGAACCTGCCGCCGGCGCATGGGGCGCCAGGTAGTAGCGCAACCGGGCGTCATCGTCGCTTTCGTAGATCGCCGGCACCGGCGGGAATGCCGCCGGGTCGCCCGGGTCGAGCAACTGCCGCTCCAGGCCCATGTCCGCCAGCCGCGCATCGAGGTTGCTGCCGGTGGCCCACCACGCCAGCATCTGCTTGATGCGGGCGTTGTATTTGCGTTCGTGGGTCTGCAGGCGAACGCAAAACGCTTCGAGCGCCATCGTCAGCAGTTCGCTTTCGTTGTCCAGGTTGGTCTTGAGTTTCGCAGCACTCTGCGGCGAACGGGCACCGACGTATTCCAGGACGAAGGTCTTGAACTCGGCCAGCAAATCCTCGAAGGCCTCGACCTTGATCAGCGAAGGTTCAGCCAGTTGGTTCTGGCCAGGGATCAACATGCTCATGTCACGACCTCGAAAGTCTGTTGGCGGTTTTTCCAGGTGCCGGCGAAACGCAGCAGCAGGCCGGCGCCCTGTCGGGTGGCGACGATCACGCCGGGCTGGAAATCGCCGATGCCGTTCTGCGGGTTGTAGAACGCCTGCGCAGCGTGGCTCTGGGCCAGAAGCAGAACGTCATCGCCGAGGTTTTGCCCCAGCAGCGTGGGGATCAGCGAGCCATAAAGGGGCCTTTTTTGCCGGGTGCCCAGCGGCGTGGTCAGGGCCCGGGTCGCGCGCTGCACGAATTGCAGCCAGTCGTCGACCGTGGCCCCGGTGTCTCTATCGATTCCGATCATGGGAGGCTCTTGATTCAGGGGCTGATGACGCGACCCTGGTGATCCACCAACGGGCCGCTGAAGTGCACGCCCGAGGCGTCGATGGTCAGGCCGGTGGCGCCCAGTTGCAGGTTGATCGCTTGCGGCGTCATCGCCAGCCGCGCCGGGCCGATGCTCAGTTCAAGGGATTCGCGAGAACCGCTGAAGGCTGCCGGGCCGTTTTGCCAGTGCAGGGTGTGCGTGGCGTCGTCGTAGCCGCTTTCGCTGCCATCGGCATGCACCCGTCGCGTCAACGTGGGGATGGTCGCAACGGGTGGAAAGCGATCACTGTTCAAGCCGAATAACGCCACGCTTTGCGCACCGCTTTCGCCGCTGCCGTAGTTGAGCAACAGACACTGTTCGCCCACGCTGGGAATCCGCGACTCGCTCTGCGCGCCGGCGCTCGGGTTGAAGAATTTGATGGCAGGCGTGAGCAGTCCACCGTGACTGACCTTGCAGGTGTTGCTTGCCGCATCGACCTCCTGACAAATGCCGATGCGGCAATAGCTTTCGGCGCGTCGGTGCAGGTCTTCGATCTCTGCTTCCATCTCGGCCAGGCGCTCGATGATCGGGCCCAGTTGCATACGCAGTAACGCGTCGAACATCGGTCAGGCCTCCAGCGCGGTGTATTGGTCGGGGTCGTCGATGTCGCTGACTTCCCAGGTGCGGGCGAATTTCGGAGTGCCGAGCGGGTCGTCGAGCAAGGTCGGACCGAGGTAGAGGGTCTGGTTGAATGTCAAGGTCCACGCCTTGTTGGGCTGATCGGCGCGAATCGCCAGCGACGGCAAGCCATCGATGTTCATCGGCAGATCGCACTGATCGCCTGGCAGGCCCCAGCGGTTGTCGGTGATCAGGTTTTTCAGGGCGGCGATCAGGTCACACGCGGCAAACGCGGTGGCGGAAAGCGACGGAATAACCTGAAGGGACAGCGTCAATGCGTGGGCAATCCGCCCGTTGGCAGCGCGCTCTCCCGGTGCATTTCGTTCGATGTCGATCAACACCCAGGCCTTGTCGCCGGGTGCCGTGAAGTCGTCGTGATTGCCGACCTGCACGTTCAGGTCGGCGTTGTTGCGCAAGGCTGTCGCCATCGCCGTGAACAGCTGCGAAGGCTGCTGGATCGGTGCGGGCATGCATGACCTCCTTTTCGAATGTCCACGCAAAATCCCGCCGCACAGCGTGCAGCGAGACAAGAAAGGGGGTGGGTTACTGTGGATCGCGCGGTGGCGGAACTTCGCAAACGCCGATGCGCTTGGCGGCCCAGCGTTCATACAGACCGATGGCCACGTCGGCACCGGCCATGGCGGTCAGGCAACCGAAGGCACCGGCCGCCCAGATCGACATGCCGGCGGCGTACAGCAGCATGATCGCCGAGACGCCGCAGATCATGCAGGCGCCGGAGCGCAAGGCCAGCCGGCGCAGCAGTGGCCAGCCACGGGCACCGTCCTTGTCGGCGCGCCACATTTCGCCGGAGACCCCGCCCGCCACGGCAAGCAGGATGACCAGCCAGATCGGCATGTCCGCCAACGCTTGTTGCTCGTTTGTCATGTCACGCCTCCTGGTGTGATGGATAAGTGGTGTGTGTCGGGTTCAAACGTTTTCTCTTGAGGCAGGCATTCCAAAAAGCCCGGCAATCAGCCGGGCTTTTCAGTAATGCGCTCCGTTTACCGTGATTAACCAAAGTTTCTTGTCAGTAGGGAGCTACAGGCCAATTGATGGTGACCGGATAACCAGGTTGGTTTTTGACTTCACTGACCGCGATGGCGTACTGCTTATAGTCAACAAGGGTTGCTTGTTCTGCGGCCGTTGCGACTCCCAGATCAACCTTGTATTGCAGTGGATTGAACATCAGCCGGCGTGCCAGCTCATCAAAGCGCTCCTGCATGCGAGAGTTGGTGAACACGACGTACTGCTCTGGAGTCGGCTCATCGAAGAACCAACCGAATACGTTGTTGCGAATGGTGTAGATCCCGATCCAATCCAGTTGGACTGTTGTGTTGCCTGTGATATCGAGCCAGAGACTCGAATTACCGTAGGGTGAGGTCGTTGGCATGCCTTCATCGGTGTCCAGTATTTCCCGAACCACCTGGTAAGGGGTTTGGTAAAGAGTCGCGATGCATACATATCGATTCATTCGGTTTCTTCCTTGGGTTGTATTCATTAGTGATGGTTTTACAGTTGCCGCATTCGGTACGTGAACGCGGCAGGGAAACGGTATTCATGCTTGGCAGGCATTCCAAAAAGCCCGGCAGTTCTCCGGGCTTTTCAGTAATGC